AACAAAGGTTCGGGTGTCCTACAACACGCCTACGTCCTTCTAAAGTACCTCTATAACTTTCGAGGCCGCGGATTTTAAGCCGCCTCACCAAAAAGAAAACCCGGGCTTCAAGAGGGTCGCCGCAACCATAAACAGGTAGGTCTGGATGGGCCGTTATCACAGCCTTTAACACCAGAACCGTTTTGCGCAGCGTAGGCCTCGAGACGCGGTTGTAATTCTAATTCTTTTTGTCCACTTTCATTGTGAGCTCAACGGAGCCGACGTCTATCTCTTCCGCTAACACCTCTTCATAGGTGGGTAATCGCCCCGACCATCCGGCCAAGACGGGAAACCCTCTTTCTTTCTTATCTACCTTCTTGTTAAACAGCTTGGCACTGTGCAACGCACGCGTGGTCGTTCCAGAATCACTACCCCACAGGAGGGCATTGAAACATGGTTCGTCACGCCTTGTCGCAGAGACAGCTAGTTGAAACCGTAAAACAGCTCGGCATTGATCAGAGATGTTAAATTTAGTTCTCCACTTCCACGCGGCTAATTCACATAGATTGACGTCCTTATCTTCGTCGGACAATTCTTTGGGGTCAACAAATTCGCACCCGGAGGCGGAAAGTGACAACCCATTGTCGACAACGAGAGAAGGAACTGGCCGGTGAGTAACCGTCGTGCTAAGACCGAAGCGTCGAGTGGCTCGGTACGCAAGTGGGCCGCGAAAGCCCAAATCATACGTCGTCAAACCCAACGGACGAATTTTTCCTATGTTCCAGCTGAACCAGGCCATCGCTGCTTTAAAGCGATACGAGCCTTTCAAACCTTTTATAAAATCATCAAAACCCTTCGCGAGCGAGTCGAGTGACTCAGACTCCCGTAACATGCCCATCCTGACGGTTGGAACAACACGATACCGTTTGCCGAAGCGAACGCATAAAGTGGAATTCAGAGAACCGAACTGGGGTGAAACGGAAGTCTTAGTCCTCTCGACTTCTAACGAGAGACTTCGTACAACATCCATCCAACGCGCACTGAAGTGCGGGCCGGACCGGAATAGTATGTCGTCGCCGTTAATTAGACACGGGAAAGCTGAAGCGTCAATTCCAACTGAGTGGCCAGCGTAGAGAAATGCAACTCTATTCTGAATACAAAGTAATGGAAAAGACAACAGCGAACCCATCATCTGACCGCGAGTAGGAAAAAAATCATCAATATCAAGTTCTAGGTTATACAATGACGGACGGAGAATGGACATGGCGTAAGCCTTGATGGATCCCGGCACAGAGACCGTAGACCCAAGCAGCTCATCCAAAATTGCTTCGGCAACCTCAATCGAGAGGTTGTCCGTCGCAGACTTATAATCTCCAGAAGTCAAAGTTTCGCCTTCAACATAAGAAAAACCGGCTTCCCTCAGGCTATCAGAAGTAAAATCTCCTCTACAAAGCCAAGAAAACTGTGACACGCGATCATAAATCGCCCTATGAAGGGGCTTTAAATGAATTGCATCAGCAGAAAACTTGCTAAGTGGACGAGGTTTACCAGCCGATTGGACGACCGTGAGATAAGAACGAATTGAGAGTGGGCGGGTGGCGCCTTCCAGGCAAGTAGATAGGAAATCAGATTGGCGGAAGCCTATCTTCTTACCTAGATACGAGCAGGAGGAAATGTCGTCGGAGACAAATCCATGGGTACCACCGCCACTGCGAGTGTTCTCATCACAGGCCGACACAGGAGGGTCAACCGTCCTAACAAAACGTTCGTACGAGGACGAGTCCCACCCGAGGGGGAACATGTCACGCACGACTCTACGAACAAAGGAAAGGTAGCCGCGAGGAAGAGAGGGTGGGGGAGAGGCGAATTGATCAGCGACGGAATAAATCATGGAAGCTTCCATACACCGGCATGAAGCCGGCTGTAGCTTCTTAATTGAATTCCAGGCGAACGCAGCTACTTGATCCTCAGTAGGACAAGCTTGTAGATACGCCTTGGCTTCCTTAGCCAGTCCAGCACATCCATCCGAGATAGGCTCGAATTTCGGTGCCTTCATGTCATGAAGGTAACTCCAAGTAGCCGTCGCTTTCCTAAACGTCTCTAAAAGACGGGAGCGATAGGCTCGACAAGAGCGTCGAGTAGCGTAACTCTTCGGTAATGTAGTCATAAATCCAAAAGGTAGACTAAAAGGCCGAATACGTTGAAGGTCCACAAGTG